GTGCTGGTGTATTTGTAAGTTATTGGTCTGAGTTTATTCAGAAATTGAGTCGCTTCTTGCGGCGACATGTCACCAACATCTACATTGATAGTTGCCATTATTTTCTCCTATGTTAGATTATAGCATAAGCTGTAGAATTTGTAAAGCGGGATAAAGCCCAAAAAGGCCGCTATGTTGCTATTTGTTTAATGTATTGGTAAGGTGTGCTTCTGCCACACGCTTGCGTAGACTACTGCTACTGAAACTGTGGTCACGCCCATTATAGATAATTTCAATGTTGCGTTTGTTGCAAATGTCCTTGCCAGTGAAGTCCTGATTTTTATACTCTACACCCAAAATCCTAACATCAACTGGCAGTATCAACAGCAGGTCTTCCACATCCTTTTCGGTTTGGTAGACCACGATCTCATCTACAAAACGGGTAGCACTCAATTGTATTTGTCGTTCAACTATACTTTGGATTGGTTTGTTTTTGGTATCTGGTCTATCTATTGTGGCATCGGTTTGCAATGCTGCAATTAGATAATCACAGTGATTCTTGGCTTCACTCAACATGGCGATATGTCCTGCATGTAAGATATCAAATTGGCTAAACACGATACCAATCCGTTTACCCTCTTGCTTGAGTTCTTTTATCTTGTTGAATATCATACCATTTCCTCAACAACGCCGAAAATCTCTGCAGCGATAAGAAACACACCAGCAAGTATAATGCTCTGTGGCCAAATAAGAGCGATGCCAGCCGCAATTCTAATAGCACTCTTGATAAGACTCACATAAAAATGTCCCCGGCTGGTATCTTTGGGTTGTATCTCTATCGTGTCATTCATCATTTTTCTTACCTCGTGGGCAATCGCACGGCTGTCTGCCCTGCATGCAAGTACCAGTGCAACCTGGAGTGCTATTCATATATAGCAGCGCCGTATTGATCACCAGGCCAACTGCAATTACACACATGATTACTATTAGCATTTTGTATTGCCTCTGGCAATCTGATAGAACTCTGCTCTGACTGCAGGATCAGATTTAAATCCACCACCCAATCGGCTGGTTACAGTAGAACTGCCAGTATCTTCTACACCACGTGATTTAACGCAATAGTGCTGTGCCTCAATCATGACTGCTACATCATCTGTTTCCAAGATGAAACACAGTGCATGAAATACTTGCTCAGTTAACCGTTCTTGAATCTGTGGACGCTTTGAGAAATATTCTACGATACGATTGATCTTGCTGAGTCCCAGTACCTTTTGTTTGGGTACATAAGCCACTGTAGCAAGACCGTCAATGATAACAAAGTGATGCTCACAATTGCTTTGTACGTTGACATTGCGTTCAACTACCATTTCATTGTAGTGCATTTTGTTATCTACTGCAGTGCATTTGGGGAATGCTTCATAATCAAGACCCCAAAAAATTTCATTGCAATACATTTTAGCAACACGCTTTGGTGTATCCATAAGACTATCATCACTTAGGTCTAACCCTAATGTTTCCATAATACCTTTGAAGTGCTTTTCAATGATATCAATCTTTTCTTTACGGTCAATAATACTAGAAATAGTTGGAGTTTCAACTCCCATTTTAACCAGATATTCGTGAACCGCTTGACCCAATACAGGATCTGTTTTTGTTTTATTGTATGACATATGAACCTTCCTTTGTGATGGTTTGTTTTTGATTTGTGTAACCGTTGTGTTACATCTTTATTTAGCATTTGCGGCAGAAGTTGTTTTAAAACTTCTGCCTGGTTCATATTAGTTACTGAAGTATTTGTTTAGTGCTTCCAGCTTGTCCATATACTCTGCAATGTAAGCTATCTCTTTTTCAATAGCATCCATGATATCACTGTGTTCGTGAATTGCAGTGGGGTTACTTAACATTACCTCTACGTTAATACGATGTTTATCTACATGCGCCTGATAGTGGGCGCGGCTTGCGTCAATCAGTTGTGTTCTCATAGTTTCCTCTAAGTTAGTTATTCTCAGGAAGGACGACGATCATCAGCCCAGCAGTTTTTGGGATACTTGCCCGACTTGAGTTTGTCGTACTGACGATATGCAAACTGTCGCATATCATACAAATGTGCCTCATCAAATTTATACCCATAGTCCACACAGAACTCCAAGTATTTTTCCAAGTCATCAAAAATCTGTTTGACTTTGGGATTGTGTTTGATAATAACTTTTGCCATTTTGTTTCCTTAAATTTTTATTTGATTAATAGGTTTTAGTACATTGTAATAGATCGTAGCGCCATTCTCACCATCTTCGCTTATGGTAATCTCAACATCACGTTCTGGGTAACGACCGGCGATTTGTTCGTATAAATCGTCGGCAATCATTTCGCAGCTCTTGAAGTTCAATTCTAACACACCTGTGTATAAACTGTCAAGCCAGCGTTTGACCTGAATAAATTCAATATCCCGATCATTATGGAATACCTGAATGGCCACGTTGAAATGGAACATGTGCCTATGTGGGTTAGCCAAAAAACTCACATCATATTGGTCATTGGTTTTTAGATTGGGATCAGTTGCTGCCGCAGGATAACAATGGATACCTTCACGTTGGAAGGTAACAAAGATCATGCGTCTGGCATCTTGCCTGATTCTATTTCTGGTTTCTTGTAGTGCGTGTTGCCTTTGGTCCACGTTATTCTCCGAGGTCAACGGTATCATGATCATGATCCCATTGTAGTTTGGTTAAACGATTAATCTCGTCCTTGAGAGCCAATCTTTGCTTTTTCAGTGATGCAGTATTTTCCACAGCAGTGTGTGGATGGTTGCGTTCAATGTCATCAATTTGTTTGTTTAGTACTTTGTGCATTTCTTCTAGGTGTTTAATCTTGGTTTTATACATTTAGTCCTCCAAATTACGTTGCATAAGTTCAGTTTCGTCATTCGCCCATGTTTCATCTATTCCCATTGAGGGAATATCCAGTACAGCATTTACCTTTACTACCCCTTCACGGAACAATTTGTTATATTGTGTCAATGAATTTGTTGCCTTCTTGCCGCTAAATCCCTGACTGCCACTTTTGAATTGAACCCAGAACCAATTGTATTCTTCAATCTTGGCAAGACTGGCTGCTCTGTCTTTGAGACTGAAGATTTCTTCAGCCACCTCACTAAACCTGACTCTGCTGAATTTCTCATGCATTAGCATACCAGGAGTTACACCTGCATCATACTGTCTGTTGGCCTCTTGCACTGCCACCAAGTGTTGATGCACATTGTGTCCTTGTAGCAGTGTGTAACTGAGTGTATCCCAACTGGTCTTGGTTTCTTTACCGTGATTGCCCAAGAATCCTTGCCCACGATAACACATGTCCTTGAGCAACAGTTTATCAGTTACTGGACTGTCTGTAAAGTCTGTATGGATACCGTCAGCCAATACCGCATCTCTGAATTTACGTGTATCAGTAGAGTAGGATTTTTTCTCAGCAGTTTTCTCCATGGTATAAGTCCACTTCTTACCGTGTTCAATGTAAGTGTTGTTATACGCCAGTCCTTTGGCAGCAGCAAAGAATGGACTTGCACAGTCAAAGCTAATGGTAAGCTGTGGATTATGATGCTTGCGAATTGCTCGTTGTACATCACTGAACAACAATGCCCATTCTAATATACTGGTTCCCAAACAGTGAATCCAATCATGCACGCCTTCTTTTAGTAGGCCATCGTGTATGATATTGACCACACGCTTGAGAAAGAGGCTAACATCCACTTTAGTTTGACCTCCCATTGCCCAACCATTAAAGTGAGTATCAGGATACACTGCAGGATCGCAGTAATCTTTCATCTCAGCATACCACTCATCACTCTGCTCGTGACTGCGACCTTGTAGCACATTCAAGAATTTACATTTACCACTACGATTCTCAATAAAATATTTGTTATTGATATGAGTAGCTTTAACTGCATCTTCAATTGTTTTGATACCATGCAGTGAAACACCTGAACCGGGTATAACTACACCCTTGTCATCTTTCTTCAGAGTTTTAGGGTCTTGTAAGTGATAGGTAATCAGTGACTGTGATGGGATATCAAGTACCATACCATAGTCCATATAAGTATCCATCCAAGCCAATACTTGTTTACGCTTTTTCATTGCTTTAGGACAATTGGGATCCTTCCAATCAGCAGGCCATTGACCTTTTAAGATTTGGAATCCACCACTGTCACCTAGCATGAATGTACCCTTTTCACGTTCATGCACAATGCTTTCGCCATTGCCCTGTTTCTTGGGATCAAGTTCAGCGTGACCTGCACTGTACAGTGCCCACTTGTAGGGGAACAATGCTTGTTGACTGTTCAGGAAGTTCATTGCTTCCAAGTCAGGGATACCCTGTGGTATTCTGGCAGCAGGAAAATAATTTTCACCTTTACGCTGTTTGCCCAATCCAGTGATATAGAATGTACTCAGTGCAGGCAAGAATAGTGCCCAATCAGGTTTTTGTTTACTTGTTAAATCATCTCGTTCTATCATGTAGTCTCTTGTTTTACCAATGCCATAATAATATCCAATTGCTCCTTAGCATCCTTGACTGCAGGATACTGCTCTGCGAGTGCAAGAATACGTTTTTCTTCTTCCATCTTTCTAGCAGCCCATTGCATGATATCACTACCATGCAATGACATTTCCAGCGTGACATAATTGTTAGTAAAGGGCATCCAATTGCCACCATCAAATACATCAAGACTTTGATTGGTAGCATTAAATCGCACCATGCCAGCACCGCTACCATTGTTGCCTATGTAGGGTGCGCTGGTACCACCTGTTACTGCTAGATATGGGCTGCTACAATTGATGTTTTTGATCATTTTGATTGAGCAGGAATCAAGTAACGATACACTGCCAAACCACTGTCAACTGTAATCTCAGCTACGCCCTGATCACTGATCTTCATGGTCTTGTCACCACTCAGACTCAAGATGTTGATAACTTGTGCAACTGGCCACTGCCATGCTCTGGCCATGCTGCCACCAACTCCAGCGTGAAACACAAAGTTGCCACTGTGTGTTGCTGTGTCACCAAAGTAGACCTTTAAGTCATTGTTTTCAATTTTAGTAGTAAACTGTGCTTCTTCACTGTTGGCCTGCGCTTGCTTTTTCAAACGCAAGATACTGGCTACACTGGGACTGAACTCACAATTCCACACTGCACCCTTGAAGCTGACATTTTTAACTTTGTCACTGACAACCATTTCACTCATCAAGCGATAGTCATTGACGAAATCACCCACGCTTGTTTCAAAGTGAATTGCCTCTGGCACTAATACACCACTCTTGTCAATGCGCTTGACACTGATACGTGAAGTTTCATCGTAGTCATCAAAACTAAGAATAGTTTTTAGTTTGCCCAAGTTAGGCATACCAAATACGCCAATGAAGTCTGCGATAGGACTGTTGAATTGTCCTTCAATGATTACAGTGTTGCCTTCAGTGACTGCATTGATCTTGGACTCAACATCAGTGCCAGTAATCTTGATCACATCCATGTTACCAACAGTAACAGTATGCTCAATCAAATCTAATAAATAATCTTTCAAAATATTCTCCTTGTGTTAATATATTTAGGTAAGTGTTACACGTATTATAATGGATTTTTTTGCGGAATGCAATAGCAATTTAACCAAATGCAAACAGTGAATCAAATGTTGAATTCACATCAGTGCTATCACGCAAGTCCCAATTTAATACTCCCAGTAGATTGTCTATCTTTTCATCTACCAATGTTTTTTCCATCTCATTATCATCAAACGGCAACTCACAAAACCACTTGGGTAATCTGAGTTCGTCTGTTGGGTAAGCTACGCTGGTAAAGCCCAAGGGATTGGGTTTCAATTTGCACACGATAATTTTCATACCATCTACAATTGTTTGGCTATAGTTATCACCATTTATCCTACGCAAGTAATTCCAATTCAATGCTGCACGAACGTGTCCAGGCATATTGGCTCTGCCAGTTTTACTGGACTGCTCTTTCTCATTGTACATGGTCAACTTGTTTACTGACTTGGGGCTGCCCTTGGTCCAACTTGATTGCTTGCCCAAGATGATCTTGAAGTCCTTGATCAGAGCAATTACAGTTTCACGATCTCCGCCACCCAATACACATTCCAATACACTCATCAGAAACTCTTGTACATATTTGGGTGTGTCAGCACGTTTTAAATCCAAGCCCATGGCTTTAATTTCACCCATCTTGCCATTGACATCTTTACGCTTACCCTCTTTGTCATAGATATTGACTGCATAGCGCTTTTTGGTAATGAATATGCTGCGGTCAGCAACCAATTCTCTACCTGCACGAATGATGGAGCCCTTGTTTCTGGGACAATGAAATGCTCGTTCCATAAAGCCAGGAAAGCTTTCGTTGATTTGGTCAGCTATGCCATCATACAGTTGCACTGCAATATCTTTGTTCCAGTCCATGACACCAGCGGCAATTTCATCCTTTAGTGTGGGATAGGCGCTGAAGTATGCACTGTCAGTGTCTCCATATACAATAGAACTGCCCTCATGATTGTATACACCCTCTATGCATTCATTGATACAGCCCATCATGTGCTTGACAATTTGTCTGCCACTGAGAGTAACACTCTGACCAATACGTTTGTCATAGAATCGGCAATGTTCATTCAACAGTGCGCCATATGCACTGTTAAGCAGAATCTTACGAACCAGCTGACGTTTATCCCAGTACTCTTTGTCCTCGTCAGTGGTTGATTCTTTTAGTTTCTTCTGCATTACTTTTCGGTCACTGTACCATCTGCTCAACAGGCCTGGGATCACTCCCTCTTGCTCGTTGGTAAAGATAGTGCCATTGGCACTGAGCATATAGGGCTTGTGACTGTCAAAGATCATCTTCCAAGCTTCGGCCGCACTCATTTCTACTTCTCTACCATCTTCGTAGTCAACAGTTACCATGGTACCACGTTCTTGGTTCATGATGGCAGTGTATTCCAGACTGCCAAACAAACCTTCCCACAACACGCTGCCAGTGACACCATCATCACCCTCTTTGTGTCTTTTCTTCTCACTGGCCAATCGCATGCTCTTGTCATGCATGTACTGATTGGTTATTGTTTGTCTAACTTGCCCAACGATAGTCTCCGGTGCCATGTTAAGAGCGCGGATTGCTGAGGGGTAAAGTGAATTAATGTCAACTGCCGCGACATACTCGTGCATGCCCCTTTTGGGAGTAGCAACATAGGCACCTGCTGCCTGTTGTTCTTCATGGTTATCCTTTCGTTTTTTATCGGGTACAACCAAACCACGTTCATGTGATTCGTTGTAAATAGCTTGTTCAATCATGGCAACTGAACCCATGACAGTGGGAATCAGTACTGTATTTTCATGCGCCAGCGCATTGGCCAGTTCCAAGAATTTCAGTTTGTTGTGAATCTTAAACACCAGCATAGTATCTTGTCGGTTGTACTCAATGAACTTTTTAAAGTCCTTGTTGTACAATTGATCCAGTGTACCTTCATACTGTGTTTTGTTCTCCCCAACTTCCATCTCACCAATTGCGTCAAGCTTATAACTGTGTCTGGATTCATAGTTATATTTTTTGTACAGTTGCAGGTAATCCATATGAATGCGACCCACAAGATCATAGGTTTGTTCTTCCTTACCAAACCTTTCATATGTTCTGGGCTTTGGGAGTTGGCCCAGCAGGCAAAACTTGCGTGTGTCATTTTTACTCATTACTCGGGTAACACGATTTACCATATAGGGTATGTCATAGCCCTCTGAGTTCCAACCAGTGAGCACATCTGCATCTTCAATCAATTGAAAGAATGTTTCAAACATATCTGTTTCGTTGGTGAATAGCAGTGTGTTATCAAACTCAGCAACTGTCTCGGCTGCTGTGTCGGCACTCATGTGTTTGGGTGCAATCACCAGTGTGATCAATTGATCCATCCAATCCAAGTATACTGAAATTGCAGTAACAGGATTAAATGGATCACTGGTTGGACTGAATCCTTTTACTGGATCAAAGTCAACTTCAATGTCAAAGAAACATGTGTGAAGTTTAGGAGGTTCTACTTTTAAGTAGTGGTCGCTTAGGCAGCGAAACACCACGTTGATGTCACTCTCAAACAATTTCTTGCCGGAATGAATTCTTCGTTCTTTTTCAAACTCACTACGCTTGCGTGTACTGAATCTGCTTACACTATCTCCATAGAGACTGCGGTACTTGCCCTTGCGATCCTCAAAATACAGCACATAGTTGGCTGGATATTCTTTGAACTCACGATTTCCCTGAGGACTGCGTTCTACAACAACGATGTTGTCCTCGTCGCGGTTGTGTATCGCATCTACATAACTCATTAAAGAGTTTTTCCCACAGTAATCAGGATGTTTTCCAACAACTCTTGCTCTTGTTGTGTTTTACCCAGTTCCATCTTATGGGCAACTCTGATGGCTTTTTTGAGTACGCTGGGTTTGAGTTCCATTTCTTCGGCCACTGCTTTGATGGTGTCGCTTAGGCCACCATTGAGAGTTTCAACCTCCATCATGATCTGCATACCCTCATTGATCAATTGGGTTAATTTGAGCTTTTGATCGCTTGTGAACATTCTAGAATCTTCCATACTATTTCCTTTGTAAAATATCATTATACACTAAAATTTACTGCTTTGCAATTGTTTGTTTGTCCAATACCATTTTTTTAATAAGTTTGGGCAAACCCGGATTGACTGCGAGTGCATGTGGCATCAGTTGGTGTCTGATATAATTTCGCATGTACTTGGTGTCAGTGTTGCTGGTATCTTCCATCCAAACCAAATCATGGCACTGGCACCAATCAATAAATTGGCTTTTTGGAGTAGAGAGAAATGGACGCAGTACATTGTTTCGTACACTGGGGATAACTTTGGCAGTTCCGTGCAGTGCAGAAAAAATATAAGTTTCAATGCAGTCATCCAGGTTGTGCCCGGTGACTACAGTTTGGAACTGGTCTAGGAATTTATAACGCATGTTGCGCCAATGCTCCTCGCTGCTGACTTTGCCGGGTTTTTCTTCGTTGTTATATCCAACAGTCAGGGGCAAGTTTCTATCTTCACACCATTGTTTTACAAATGAGTGTGCCCGTTCACTGTTCTGGGTTCCGTGATGAAAGAAGGCACAAGTGACCTCGTGCTTTCGGCTCAAGAAATCAGTGATTGCTACGCTGTCCACACCACCGCTTAGAGCAACAGTGAGTGTTTTGGGTAACGGGTATAATAGTTTAAGCATTCATGCATTATAGCACAAGATGCTCTTTGTGTCAACTATTTTTTCAGCATATTTTTGATAAGTTGAACTATTTTGGGCTGTTGACTGTCAGCCATCATCTTGATAGCCAACAGCTTGTCCTCATAGCTATTGGATTGCAGTAAATCTGTTGGGATAGTCAATTTCTTTTTGCTGGGCTTTAGCTTGTCCAGCTGCTTTTTCATATCATCATCCATTGTTGTTACCTTTGTTATTATTATTATTATTTTGAATCAACAATGCTTATATGTATAAACACGGTATGTTCTTATGTTACTTTGTTTCGTTCAAAGCTACGCCACATGTTTTTACCAGCTGAGGTCTGGGTAGTACTGGGTTTGATATCGTTGCCTAACTCTCTGACAAACTTATACACTTCTGTTGCGACTCCTTTCTTTTGGTGGCTGTACTGCACATTCACATTGCCACCGATTATATAAGGATCTTTTTTAATACCCACTCTGAACCCAAACATGTTTCGTCTTTCTGGGTCATAATCTATAATCACGAATCTGAAATTGCCAATTTTATTGCCTTTATCATCCGTTGCAGTTACCATGAACTGGTGAGGCTGACTAGTATCCATGCCATGCGCAACCAAAGTCAATGGACCAATTCCTGGAACCTCAATCTTTTTTTCACTGTGGAAATCCTTTAAGGCCAACTTGGGATTTATTACTTCAGTTACAAATTCGTTAGCTCTCATGTTACTGGTACCACCGTGAATTCGCCTTCGTCACCTTGCCTGTTTTGTCTTAGCCAGTTAATTGCATAATGATTGGCCTGTCCTTGATCACTGCGATATACAAAACTGTATACTTCACGATCATTTTGATCTAATATCAACCAACGAGTGTTACCTGGTGGTAGACTGCTTGTACCCTGTGCTGCTCTCTGTCTGGCCAGATCCAGTGTTGAACCAGATATGGGTTCTGCCGCCGCCACTGGTCTCACGCTGTATTCAGCGGGATTTACTCGCATCTGCTGCACCCAACGTTGCCCCACATTCCAGGCAGCAGTATTGTCGGCCGCATCAAATCTGTACGCATGTGAGTCAGTAGCTCTTTGATAAACTTCATAATTACCACTGTCATTGTTTGGTGGTATCTGTGCAGTTACCTGTCTGAATCCATATCCACTTCCAGTAGCCAGTCCCTGCTCTTGTAACCAATCTCTAAACACTTCACGGGCTTGATCAACTGAATCAGCTTTAAATGTTTTAAGTACTTGATTGTCTTGATTTCTGAATAGCTCAAACGTAGTTGATCCTGATGTTAATCCTTTATACAGTGCATCAACTTGTTCTTTTTCTTCTTTGCCACGTTTACGTTTCTCTTGTGCGTTTTTAACAAATGCTTTCAATGCAGTTGTAGGCAGTTCGCCAGCAGCATAACGTGCAAAGAATTGGATGGTATCGTCGCTGCCTTCTGGACTTAGAGTCTTGTACAGTTTCTTCATGTACTCTTGACGATGCAGTTCGGGCTTCATGGCAATGTCCAGGGCCACTACAAAACGCAGCAGGGTATTGGTGATCTTGCCTGGATCGGCTGCATAATCGCCCAGCCAATCGCCACCAGGACTGCGAAACTCTATGTAGCCTGTCTTGGTATTGATGCTGGTATACTTGCTGGTTTGTCCAGTGTGTACAATCTTGCTGGCCATGGCACTCAAGTTGCCCTGCATCTGGCGCAACATGGTCTGCACCTTGTCAGGATTGGTCTTGGCTATCTGTTGTATCTGAGCCATGGCGCTTTTACAATAGGTGTTGCCTGCACGACCAAATTGGTCCAGTACATATTCATCACCCAAGAATATGGCCAACTTGACATAATCCAGGCGATCCTGGTCAAAGTTGGGTACACTCACATTCATGTGCAAACCAGTGCTGTCGTTGGTGTAGCCGCCAATGCGACTGGCCCATTTGGCAACTTTGTCCAAGTCACTCAACATTTCATCTAAAGGTAGTGGTGGACTGACGAACTCAAGGCCACCATCATCCGCATCATCAGGCTCAAGACTGCTGTCAGGTTCTACCACATACTTGCCGGCTTCTCTGGTACCGCCATGATAATTTGAACTGGCATTGACCGGGCGTCCAATGGCATCACGAAAGTCAGCAGCCACATCATTAATGCTGACCGTGCCACCTGAGGGTGCGTCAGGATAGGTCCAGTGCGGCCAGTCCAAGTTGTACTGGTTACCAAAGTCGGACATGGTGCCAATGTCATTGTATGTTAAAAAATTATCAAAATAATCTTCTTCTTGATAAAACTCGTCACGGAATTC